ACTAGATGAGTACTTCGCGATCGAACAGGCCCTCCCCAAACCGGGGAAGGTCTGGGATGGTGAACATGACTTGGCTAACGCTCGTGATCTCGGTTCTCTTATTGATTACCGCGATCCTGGGCGAGAAGACTTGTTCTGTCCACCCCCAGAGCAGCATGAAAGCTGCGATCTGTACACTTCTCTCGAATATTGCCAACGAGCTGCCGACAGAATTGTAGGCAGTCTGGGTCATTTTAACCCAGAGGATGTCGTTGGTAGACACGGACCGGGAGTTGTTTCCGACTTACGAAAGGATCTAACCACTAAGTGGAAATTTCCTTCGTGGCCGGAACGTCTTGACCGTCTCTTCCCTTACGACCTCCATGGGGTTCTTAACCATGGAGTAATCGAACATGAGGAAGGCTACCGTGTCGGACATAAATCCTCTTCTTTGGAGGAGTGTCCATCACGTCTTGCAGGAGTACCAAAGACTGCTAAGGGTCCGCGGCTTATTGCCGCTGAGCCATCTGCATTCCAGTATATCCAGCAAGGGGTCTCGCTACTATTGCGAGATCGTATGCAACATAGAGATGCGGTTAACACCGCTTCAAGAGGAGCCAACACGCCTGACCGGCGTGGAAGCGACTCCCTGCTCGGGACTATGGTGTCTTTGGACACACAGGTCCCGTCACAGGATCTATGTCGGACGGCTTCCCGAAGTCAAGCATCTGCAACGCTCGATTTATCGAGCGCTTCAGACAGACTTAGTTGCGACCTCGTTCAGAGAATCTTTAGAGCCAATCTATCGCTCTTAGAGATGCTCTCCGCGTGTCGCTCTAAGTACATGACCCAAGAACTCTCGTCAAAGCATCCGTCCCTCATTGAGGTTCGGAAATTTGCGAGTATGGGTAATGCCTTGACTTTCCCAGTTCAGAGCATAGTCTTCGCCGTATTGGCGCTCGGAGTCGGCAAATCGCTGAATCCTCGCGTCAGTTGGCGAAAGCTCGCTGGGTCCGTGAGAGTCTTCGGGGACGATATTATCGTCCCTGTCGACTGGGTAGAAAGACTCGTGGCAGTGATGTCACGAGTCGGGTTGAAGGTCTCCCCAACCAAGTCCTTCTGGAATGGAAAATTCCGGGAGTCCTGTGGTGAGTATGCGTACGATGGCCACTCTGTGGCACCGTTTCGCATACGGGAGCCTTTCTTCGGCTCCAAGGCTTCCTCGGCTCGAAGCTTGATTGATCATGCGAACCAGGCCTTTACGAAAGGTCTGTGGCGTACGTCAATCTGGCTCGAACGGACGTCCGGCCCGAAGTTTTCAAACTTCGCAGTCGACCGTCGTGGAAGCCCGCTTAGCTACTTCACCAACTCTAGGGGGCCCGACCCGCGCTTAAAGAAGCGTTGGTCGGAATCCTACCAGGATTGGTATGCCAGCATACCGACTTATCTAAGTCGGATGACTGACGGTGTAGCGTTAAGCGACGCCCTAGCCTGGTGTCACATCATCGGACGATCTTATCCAGATCGTACGGATGTGATGCCCAGACTCCGCAATCCACGTCTCGTCACATCCTTTAAAGGACGGGACTTGACCGTGGTATTTGGGGTCCAAATGGACAAG